AGCCACCAGACCTACCGAAGTCTCTGGGGTTTTTGTTTGGGTTTGAGTTGGAACCTCCTCCTCCTCCACCGCCACCATAACCACATCTTATGGTTCCACTGTTATTAATTTGTGCTGGATACTCAACACCTAAACCACTTGTACCTGTAAATGCTTGACTCGGTGTACCAGAACTAGTCGCTCCTTGTCTTCCATTACCACCAGCTCCTTGAATTCTACCAGAAGATCCAATATCAATTTGTAAAGTTGTTCCTGATGGCCAGTTTCCTGTCCTTAATGCAACCTTATTTCTATCAGAGTTTGTACCTGATTTAGCACTACCAATTTGTTTATTTACATTAATAAAAACTTTTTTACCACCACCCCAATCTGATGATGTTAATGCATAATTTGATATACTTCCTAATGGTCTACTCCTAAAACCACCAACAACTTTGACTCTATTAGATTGATTATTGTATCGCCAAGTCGCTGCCATAGTATTTGCACCATCATCTTGTCGATTCAAAACATTATCTGCTTCTCCATTTGCTGATCCTGTATCAGCAAAGTAGTCAACAATCATATTAAGTTTTTTACCATAAAACTGACTAAATTTTATTTCTCCAGAGGTGGGTATCCCAGTGTCTAATGGAAGATTTGATAATGAACTACCCGAAGGAGAAGCATTATCAAAATTACCTGAAGGGTCATCTCTTCTATACTGTCCCAAACTTCTGGCAGGATTATCTCCGAATTCTGCCTCTATTTCAGAGAATGATAATTGATTTCCTGATGATTTAATAGTCATTATGAACTTGTAATAGTCTCCCAAGCACTACCATTGTAAACTTGAAGTTTATTTAAGTTTGTATTATATATCATGGCACCTGATACTAGACCTGTTAAATTACCTCTTTGTGCATTTGTTACCTTCGGAGGAACCATAAACATTCTGTTAGCTTTTACACCTACAAGTCCTTGTCCAGCACTAGAGAAATCAACAACCGAATTCGGTTGAGTTGTTCCAACACCAAGTGCTTCTCTTAGAACTACGTCTCCACTAACATATAATTCACTTCCAAAATTGTCATCAGTTCTTATACCAACATTTCCACTATCAGTGATAAAGAATTTTTTATCGGCATCATCATTTACAGCTAATTGATAAGTGCCCATTGTGGTACCAATACCAACTGCAGAAGCAGATAATTCACCAAATTCATAGTAACTTGTGGTATCTAAATCTAATCTCTTGAATGTTGATACCCCAGTGGTTGCGTTCACATTTCCAGTTAAGTGTCCTGTAACTTGACCAATAACATTTAAGGCAGCATTTCCAGTAACATCTAAATCTCCACCTAATACAACATTACCACTGATAGTTGCTTGTCCGATAACATGGAGAGAACTGCTAGGAGTTGTGATTCCTATACCTAATGAGCCTCCTATTCCAGTGAGGGTCATTAATCTAGAGTTATTAATACCTTTGTGCCAATGGAAATCACCATCTATATTTCCAGCGTTTGCAGCACTTAAATGATAGTTAAAGTTACCTATGCCATAATTTATTATATCAAGTGACTGATCAGAACTGTAAGTAGCACCTGGAACACGACCAAATCTAAACTCTGCGTTGTTTGTATTGCTAGTACCTGCTTCTCTTCCAATTGTTAATGCTGCAATACCTGTATCACTAGTTACTTGTATTTCTGCGTTGCCAGTTTTTCTAACTTGAATAGCATTTGCAGGAGCATCAGTTCCAACACCAATCAATGGTGTATTTAATTCTGTTGCTGCTGTGATTATACCAGATGAGTTGATACTTGCAACATTATATACTTCTGTTCCTGTTCCTACTCTTCCATCAGATTCTTTATTTACTAACTCCCACCAATTACCTGCGTGTGCATAATATAGTGATCCTGTTGCATGAACGTGTGCTACAGCACCATGATAACTACCAGCAGATGGTAGATCTGTCATACTAGAATATAAGAATGGTATCTTATTTTGACCTGCTATTCCCTCAATTATACCTGCAAATGTAGTGACACCAGCCACAGAAACATTATCTAAATTTGCATGACCATTTACATCTAAATCTGTAATATTAATACTCGGAGTACCAGATAGATTTGAAGCTGTTCCAGATGTATTTTGATTACCTGCTATATTCACACCTGGTAAATTTATATCTGATGTACCATCAAACGACACACCACCAATATTTCTTGCATTTTGTAGTTGTGTTGTTGAGGCAGCAACACCTGTTAAGTTACCAGTAACATTTCCAGTAACATTTCCAGTAACATTTCCAGTCAATGCACCATTAAATGTAGTTGCAGATATAATACCAGACGCATTTATATTTCCAGCAGAACTTATTCCAACTCCTCTCTGACCAGCATCAACATTATTACCAACTTGCATACTGGTTCTTGGATCTGTGGTTGCAATACCAACGTTGCCTCCAGTATTAAAAATACTTGTATATCCTAATCCTACATCAACATCTTGCCACTGTGAGGTTGGCATACCCTGTAAAAATCTTGCATCACCATAAAATGTAACTATACCTGCTCCCTGTGCAGTAACAATTCCACTCTTTATACTAACACCAGCTCCAATGATTTGAGTTGGAACAACTTCAGTAAGAGTAAGTATACCAACCGTAGCATTTGTGATTGTTGCATCACCAATAATCTTTACATTTCCACGAACATCAAGAGCTTCCGTAGGCACAGTGGTTCCGATGCCAACCAGACCAGTAGCCGTTACTAACAGGTTGTCATCATCTACCTGTACACCGTTACGAAAATTAAAATTCTTCTTGATATTTGCCATCAGTTATTTTTTTAGTTATTTATGAACCCTCAAGTGCAGTAACTTTCGCAGAAAGTTCTTTTACTGCTTGTATTAGAATAGGAATTAATTTTTCATAACGAACTGCTTTTGTTCCATCATCCCTTGTGGTTGTGATGCCTGGTAATCCAAGTGCCTCAACCTCTTGAGCAATAACACCTGTATCATCAGTAATCCCTTGAAAATATTCTGGAGTAGTTGCAGATGTTTTCCAAGTAAATGTATTACCACTTATTGCATTGATTTTATCTAGTGCGTTCGGTATTACAGTGATATTATCTTTTAGATTTCTATCTGAAGAATTAAAAGCAATGATATCATCAGCAGCAAAAATTTTACCACCAACACCTAAACTATTTGTAATCTTAACAGCAGCATTATCAGATGCAAGAGTTCCACTTGGATTTGCAGATTTAAGTTCAACAAGACCATCTACATCTAATCTTGCTTGAATATCAACTTTATCATTTGATGAATCTAATTTTAGATCACCAGAAGTAGTGTTTATTGTTGTACCATCAGTCAATCCAAGTGTTATATCATTTGCTCTTATATTGTTAGTACAATTGAGTTGAGTGCCATTAAATGTAAGAGTAGAAGATGTTGCACCATTATTAGAACCATTCTTAAATACAACTTGATTAGCAGATCCAAAACTTAAATTAGCAGATGTTGATGACGAAGTTGCATTTCCATCAAGAGCACCTGAAAAATTTGTACAAGAAAGTGTATTAGTTCCGAAATTAAATTCGAGTTGAGGATCAGTCTTAGCAGTCACCATTGTGCCACTAGTCAAATTAGTAAGGACAACTCTTTCTGTTCCAGAAGTAGCAGATGATAATTGAGCACCTGTATTTGTTAGTCCAGCTCCATCACCAAAGAATGAAGCAGCAGTGATTGAACCAAATCCCACTATATCAGGTGTATTCAATCCAACTATATCACCACCAATATGCATACTCTTTCCAATACCGACACCACCTAGTGTAACAATTGAGCCTGTGGTAGTGCTTGTTGAGTTAGTTACATTGTGAACTCTAATATTACCAGTTGAAGCAACTTTAATCTCACCAGTGACATCTAATCTCTTATTCTGATTTGCTAATCTTACATTCTCATTGAATGTAACGGGACCATCAAACTGAGATAATATTTGTTTTGATGATCCACCCTCAACTAATAATCTCTCCTTGATAATTACTTCGTCAGCAACAAGACTTAAACGATTTGGATCCTCTCCTGTAATAGTTGGTATTGGAATATCAAATGTTGTCTGTTGTCCACTGGCAGATGCAATCTTGGTATTTCCAATATAGAAGTCACCCTTATCATTCATACCTGTGTAAACTACATTACCACAAGATGTTTCTTGAGACTGAGTTAAGAACTCTTCTCTTTCTGATAAAGACCTATTTTGAAGTTGAGGTAGTGCTGTTGAGTAGTTACCTGGACCATAACCAACATATTCAAACGTATGTCCTGATGCTCTTAATATAGATGGTCTACGAAGTTCAATTGGTATTGGTTTTATTTTCTTTATTTTTGAATTCGCTGGATGTGCAGAACTTATTGTACCTAATGCACCACGAATTACTGCTAATTCATCTCCACTTCCTCCTAATATATTGGAGGAAACTCTCATTATTTCTCCCTCGATTTCTAAGTAAGAACCAAGTGGAAAACGATTTGTTATTGACAATGCATTAACAGTTCCATCAGGTAATGTGACTTTAAATGAGGAGTCTGAAGATGTGATAACTTCATTTAATTTCAATGTTTCATGATCAAATAGTGATAGACCCCTAACTCCTAGATTTTCACCATCCTTACCCGATAAAGCTTCGTTATCAGACAAACCATGTTTAAGAATATATTTCGGATCTGCCAATGCTGTTGTAGTAATTGCTGTAAATTGAGTAACACTTGCAACACTCGCAACTATGAAATCTCCAAGATTAACATCACTACTATTCAATACTCTAAACTTATTACCAACAACAAGTCCATGTGCTGCTGTAGTATTAAATGTTGTTACTAATGATGAGAAAGATGCACTACCAACAGCAGCCCAAGGTCCTAAGTCGATTACTTGTTGACCATTTAAAATAGACTCAGATGCAGTTTTAGCAACAACTATTTGTTTTGTATTGTTTACTGCAGTAATACGATGATATGAGTCAGTTCCTGTTGTGATACCAGTCACTTGAACATAATTACCAGTTGCAGTTGAAATACCTGCTGTATTAATAGTAATATTTCCACTTGGACTACCAGCAATACCACCATCAGCGACTGGTGAACTGTCAAAGAATAATTGTTCACCATTGGTATATGCAGAACCACCTTCAACAACATTAACAGCAGTAACTGATCCCCCTGATACAGTTACATCAGCAGTCGCTCCATCCCAAACTGCAGATGCTGGAACTGCATTGGTATTAAATAATTTAATATTGAAATAAGTTCCATTTGTATGACCTGATCCTCCATTTAACGCATTATGTCTCTTTAAAGATCCAAGTCCGTGTTCCTCTGTAAAGGTTAATACAGCGTTATTATTATTGTTAGTTGCTAAACTAACAGTATTTGAAACATCAAAAGTTTCAATAAAATTATTTGTTGTTTCTCTGGTGATACTCTTCTTGAGATCGTTAGTTACAACATCACCAAGTGGAAATCTCTTAGCAAATGATGTAGCTTCTGGTGGGTTTGCATCAATATTGTCACGATCATACTCTGGATATAAGTTAACAATATTTTGATTGTATTTCTCATCAGTAAATTGTCCTGATGGATCACTCATTGCATTATTACTATTCAATACAAATAAGTGGTAAATACCATCTTGAATACCCTCAATATATGGTGTAACTATCTCTGTTCGATAAACAAAGAAGTTCCCTTTATTATCATTTCGACTAAATCTTGGTAGTAATGTTGTGCGAGTATGTGTGTTGTTTACAAATGTGCCAACAGTGTGTGTTACATTTTCAACATCAGTATTAGAATATTTAAATTCTTTGTCATTTACAACAGCACTAACAATAAATGTGCCATTATATCCTTTTCCATCAAGTGCTGATGTATTGGTAGAACTTTGTACATTTTGAACAACTATCTGATCACCAACATTTACATTGTGAGGTTTGTCTGTACGAAGAAGCACAAGATTAAGTGTGCTATCGAAACTTGCCTGTGAAATAAATCTGGTATTACGATCAAAATCATAATTTGATGCAGTGATAGATGTTTTTGTAAAATCTCCATCAGCTAAGACTGTAGTAAAGTTTGAGTCTTGTAGTACAAATCCGTCAGTTGGATCTCTTCCATTTGTGAGTTCTTTTGGTACTACATATCTTAATTTGTACACCTTCTCATCTAAACTTCTATCATCATCCTTCCTTACAATGTAAGATATATCATCAGTTCCAATCGTACCATCATTTATTTTTGCGTGTAGGGTATTACCTGCAGCGAGTGTGTGGACAAACCATCTACTTCTTGCTGTATCATATTGAATTGGATGTCCTGCTTCACCTGGTTTTTTATCTGAAACACGACTAATAACTGAAAATTTATCAGATGGATCAGCAATTGTGTTTAAAAATACTGGGTCTGCAAGATCTGCATTTGTTTTAGATGATGCGATACGAATTTCAGTTGCAGATAGATCTGAGTCTCCAGCGTTTGTAATTGCAAAGTAAATTGTGTGAGGATCAATATTTTCAGGTAAATCTCCATTATCAGCGATAATTCTAATTGACTCACCATTTTGTAATGCGTGAGTGCCGACAGTGAATACATTTTTCTTTGATGCAGTAGCTGCAGAGTGAGTTGCTTCGTATGTCTTTTGTGATGTATCAGATGTTCCAGTTGATGCACCATTCGACATTACAACAACTGCTTCGTACGTATTACCATCAGAAGCATCTACAAATATTTTTTCATTTACCTTTGCACCTAATCTAAATCCTTGTACAATATGTGATGGTGGAACAGTTAAAGAAGTTTGCCCAAATAGATATAGTTTTGATGTGCTCGATGCACTATCTTTGATTAATTGTAAAAATTCAATCTCTTGATCGTTTGTTACAACGGATCTTGGAGTGATGATTGAAGTTATAAAACCTTTATCATCTTTTGCAAAGGCATCTTTTTTAAATCCTTCAGCAGCGAGAGAAAATGTACCAAAGTTAGAGTTAGAGTTTGTGATTGATGCGTCAGCACCATTAATCATATTGAAATGACTATGGAAACCAATCGCAAAAACAGATACAATCTGTACGACAGCATCATTAGATACTTTAATGTGACTTGTTCTCCAACCCTTACGATAATTTGCTTCCTGATCTAAATGATATACAAATTCTGGATTAGTTGATGATGATTCAGATGATAAAAGTGCTCCAGATTGTTTTGAAAATACGATACCACTATAACTTCTATTAGATGGATTGTATTTTACGAATGCTCGGTCATCTTTTTGAAGTGATACAGCAGTAAACTGTGCCACAACCATTGATCTAAAACCAGTTGCTTTCTTACCATCAGCATGCATACCCTGCATACCAAAAACTGATCTTAAAGAAGTATTAAAGATGTAAGGAGATGCTCCAGAAACAGTATCAGTTTCAACTAATACCTGTCCGTTTGCTGAACTTAATCCACCTGCTTCACCTGCTGGTAAGTTTGGTCTAACAAATGGTAATGAGTACTGGAATCGAGTATCATCTATGACATTTGATACTTTTGTAGATATATTGTAATCTGATACGTTTATACC